AAGATTGCGGCTCAATCTGCTAAAGGAGGAGCTTGGAGTCGAATTAAAACAGGGGCAGCTAATATTATAAACAAGATTCCTAAAGGCGGAAGACTTGGCGCAATCCTCGCTGGTGCGGGGGCCGTGGGCGCTGGTGCGTGGGCCATGACAGGTAAAGCAGAAGCCGACGAACCACAAGACACAATGAAATACAATCCGTACACGGGTGAGTTTGAAAACACCATGACCGGAGATCCTGAAACACAAGCAGGCGTTTTAAACTGGATCGCAGACAATCCGACGACAGCGGGTTTTGCAGCGATGCCTGCGTTGTTTGGAACAGGGCTTGGAGCGAGTGCTTTAAACGCTAAAAAAATTGCAGGATATTTAACCAGTTGGAAGGCTATTATACCAGCGTTGGCTGTTCCTCATGTTATGCACGAAGCTAAAATAGGAAAAGATGTAGGGGAGATCGCCTTAAATCCTCTGAATGCTTTGTGGGCTTTAGGTATTGATAGTAAAGCTTCGGCCCTTAAGAAAGCAAAATATTATATGAATTTAGCTAAAGTACCAATGGCTGCAAACATGAGTGATGATGCAATCCTCGCAGCAGGTAGAGAAGCATTTAAAAAAACAGGAGCCGAGGTATTGGGAAAAGAATTCTGGAAGAATCCAAACAAGATGGCAAAAATTGGAAGATCGATTATGGGACCTGCGGCCGGTGGAACAAACCTTGCAATGGGTCAATGGGGTAGAAAACCATTTCTTGCTGGAGTTAAGGCATTGAAAAATCAGGCCACTAAACAAGCAGCTAAACAAGTTGGTAAGGCCGGTCTTGGATATTTAGCTAGAAGAGCCGCATTAACGACAGCTGTTGCAGCAGTTGCACCGTTTGCTGCACTTCCTCTTGGAATAGGAACGGGTGTACTTGGGTTAGGCTATTTAGGTTGGCAAGGATATAAGGAATACAAAAAAGGATCTGAGGTGATTGATTCAATGAGATCTAAAGGAAAAATAAACGAGAAAACCGCTGAAGGTTATTATGATCTTCTTAAACGAAATATAGTTCCGTTTGGTGATCAACTACTGGGTGGTGATAATCTTGAAATGTTCGGGGATAATTTAAATCCTGATCAACAATTAGATCTTCAAAAAGTGATGGAAGATGAAATAGGCTCTTCACTTCCTCAAGAGCAAGAAGATAGAGCTACGAGTCGATCAGACTTTTTTGATACTTTCAGTGAAGGTGGAAGAGTTGGAATGAGATTGGGTGGCGGAATGGATCGAAGAGGATTTTTAAAATGGTTAATGGGCCTTGGTGCGGCAGCCATGGGTGCTGGTTCAGGATTATTTAAAGGCGCTGGAACGAAGGTGGCCAAAGAAGCGGCGAAGACGGCCGTCAAGGCAGAATTCCCAGGCATCCCTGGAATGCCGGAATGGTTCCCAAGACTCGTTGCGAAAATAAAAACCGAAGGAAGTTTAAAACGTATGGCGGATGCCGATTATGTTGAAGGAGATATTTACAGCATCATGGTTCCTATTAAGAAACGAATTTTTGACAAACTGGGCAAACCTACCGGAGAATATAAAATCGAACAGACTAAAGTCCTGATGGAACATAATCCACGGAGCAAGGATATTGACATCTCTTGGAATGTGGAGGATTTTGACGGGACGATGACGAGACGTATGAGATTTAGTCCAGGTAAAACAGGTTATCAAAGGTTTAATGCAGATCCTGAATTCCCAACATCGACCGAAACCTTGCAGGTTGAAGTGGAAAGGCCTATGTTTGAATATGGCAATCCAGACCAAAGTAACCCTGCCAGAGATGAGTTTATTTCAATGGATATTTTTGAAGAAGAAGATCAAGTGGTTAATTGGTTCAAGAACTGGGTTAAAGGAACCGATGATACTAAACCTAAATGGACCAAAGACATGGAGAAGAATTTTGAGACTCATGTGGATACCGGAGAAAATTTCGGTGATGCTACAAGCCAAGACGATGCTCTGGATATCTTTGATGTTGTGGGAAGTAGATACGAAAAAGCCGGCGGTGGAGAAATTGCAAGACGCCCAGGAGCCGTGGCCCCTTTATCAGGCCCCGAAGGAATCATGAGCTTGTCTTTTAGTCCAAAAAGGGTTAATGTAGTAGGATCGTAGGAACATTATGGTAGATAAAATCGACAAAGCCCTTCCGAATGTGAAGGAAAAAGTTTACGTTGAATCCCCTGAAGAAATTCAAATAGAAGAAACAGAAAAACTTAAAGAAGTTAATGATCAGGGCGTAGAGATTATTAAAAACGAAGACGGAAGCGCTGAAATAGAATTTGAGCCTGGAAAAGTTGCGGCTAAAGGAGGGGAAGATCACTTCTCTAATTTAGCGGATCTTTTACCGGATGACGTGACCGGTCGGTTAGCAGCGGAACTTTATCAAAATTACGAAGATTATAAAAATTCAAGAAAAGACTGGGAACAGTCTTATATTACAGGATTGGATCTATTAGGATTCAAGTATGTGAATCGTTCACAACCCTTCCAAGGAGCTTCGGGTGCAACCCACCCTGTTCTTGCAGAAGCGGTTACACAGTTTCAAGCGACAGCTTATAAAGAATTATTACCAGCAGATGGTCCGGTTAGAACTCAAATTTTAGGAGTGGCTACCCGAGAAAAAGAAGATCAAGCAGCTCGGGTTAAAGAATACATGAATTATCAAATCATGAATGAAATGCCTGAGTACGATGCCGAGTTTGATCAATTATTATTTTATTTACCTCTTGCAGGTTCTGCATTTAAAAAGGTTTATTATGACGAAATGATCGGCCGAGCTGTTTCAAAGTTCGTTCAAGCCGATGATTTAATTGTTCCGTATTCTGCTACCTCATTAGAAGATGCGGAAGCAATATTCCAAAGAATGTACATGTCCGAAAATGACATTCGTAAATCTCAAGTGTCAGGATTTTATTCTGATGTCGAATTGGGCCAACCGAATTTCACTCAAGACAAAGTACATGAAGAAGAACGAAAACTTGAAGGCACTCGAAAAAGTTATAGTGCTCAAGCAACCGATACAACGTATACGGTTTTAGAAGCTCATGTTAATTTAGATCTGGAAGGGTTTGAAGACATAGGAGAAGATGGAGAACCTACAGGAATTAAACTTCCTTACATCGTTACCTTAGAAGCAGGTTCAAGAAAAATTTTATCAGTTAGAAGAAACTATCAACCTAACGATCCACTCAAAAAGAAAGTCCAATACTTTGTCCACTTTAAATTTCTGCCTGGACTTGGTTTCTACGGATTTGGACTTATTCATATGATTGGCGGTTTGAGTAGAACTGCAACGGTCGCTCTCCGCCAATTACTTGATGCTGGAACGTTATCGAATCTTCCCGCAGGATTTAAAATGCGGGGTATTCGAGTTAGAGACGATGCGCAACCTTTACAGCCTGGAGAATTTAGAGATGTGGATGCACCGGGAGGAAATTTAAAAGACGCTTTCTATCCACTACCTTACAAAGAACCTTCACAAACTTTATTACAATTAATGGGCGTTGTGGTTCAAGCAGGTCAACGATTTGCTTCTATTGCAGATATGCAAGTAGGAGAAGGAAATCAACAAGCTGCAGTAGGGACGACAGTGGCTCTTCTTGAAAGAGGTTCAAGAGTTATGAGCGCGATTCATAAAAGATTATATAATGGTCTTAAACAAGAATTTAAATTATTAGCGAATATTTTTTCACAATACCTACCTGCTGAATATCCTTATGATGTGGTAGGGGGTCAAAGAATGATTAAACAAATGGATTTTGACGAAAGAGTGGATATTGTTCCGGTTGCAGATCCGAATATCTTTTCAATGACACAAAGAATTACTTTAGCTCAAACTGAATTACAGCTTGCGATGTCTAATCCACAGATGCACAATTTATATATGTCGTACAGAAAAATGTATGAAGCGTTAGGATTAAAAAACATAGATCAATTATTACCTCCTCCGCCTCCCCCTCAACCTAAAGATCCGGCGATGGAACATATTGATGCAATGGCACAGAAACCTTTCCAAGCTTATCGTAATCAAGATCATAGAGCGCATATCACAGCTCACATGAATTTTATGGCTACAAATTTTGCACGAAATAATCCACCCATCATGGCGGCATTAGAAAAGAATGTTATGGAGCATATTTCTTTAATGGCTCAAGAACATGTTGAAATGGAATTTGCTGAGCAAATCAAGCAAATGCAACAAGCTCAACAACAAGGTATGCAGGGTCAACAAGCTCAGCAACAAATGCAACAATTGAATACGCAAATGGAAGCTAGAAAAGCTGTCTTGATCGCTGAATATACTGAAGAGTTTATGAAGCAAGAAAAAGAAATCACTTCGATGTTAGATAGTGATCCATTAATTAAATTGAAGTCTCAAGAACTAGATCTTAAAGCAATGGA